CAATGAACGAAGAACAGGTAAGAAAAGGCCGCAAGTCCGAGCAGTTTATGCAGGACGAGGTATTTGCAGCGGCCATGGAGAAGATGCGCGGAGATTTGCTGTGGGAGTTTGAGAGCAGCAAGCCAGAAGAGGCGGCCAAGCGTGAAATTGTCTGGGCGCAGTTGCGTGCCATTGAGAATTTCAAAAACGAGTTGATCAAAATGATCGATAACGGCAAGGTGGCACAGCGTGCCATCGAACGCGCACAGAAAAATCTTGTTTAATAAGGAAACCGACCGATGCAAACAGTAGCACCAACGCCAGCGGCGAGTGTTGTACAAGGTCCGATGAATATGGCTGAAGCAGCCGATGCACTTGCTGGAATACTCCCTGATGAGGGACAAGAGGAAAACAGCGAGGCGCAGTTGCCCGATGAGGGCGCGGCGGTAGATGAGGAATTGCTTTCTGATGCAGACGCAGATGGCGAGGAAACTGATACCGAACAATCCGAAGAAAATGAGGAATCTGAAGAGGAAGAACAGCCACAAGTCTTCACCGTCAAGGTTGACGGTAAAGAAGTCGAGGTGACGCTGGACGAACTCCAAAAAGGTTACTCAAGGACACAGGATTACACACGCAAAACGCAGCAAATCGCTGAGGTGCGAAAGCAAACCGAGGCAGAGTTGCAGGCAGTGCGTGCCGAGCGTGAGCAATACGCTCATTTGTTGGGTGCTCTAGAGGCACAGGTTCAGCAGGCAGCGCAGCCAAACATTGATTGGGATCGTCTTTATCAGGAAGACCCCATCGAATGGGTAAGGCAGCGCGAGTTGATGCGTGACAACCAAGAGAAGAACGCAGCTATCCAATCGGAAAAGCAGCGACTCTCTGAGTTATCACAGCAAGAGCAGATGCAATATCACAATCAGATGTTGCAGCAGGAACAAGAGGCTTTGATGGCGGCGATCCCTGAGTGGAAAGACTCCAAAAAGGCTCAGGCTGAGAAGGCCATGCTTGTTCAATTCGGCCAGAAGGTTGGATTCTCACCTGATGAACTGAAGAATGTTTTAGATCACAGGGCGGTTGTACTGTTGCGAAAAGCGGCTTTGTACGATCAGATGATGTCCAAGAGAGGACAGATCAAGCCAGTGACCAATAACGGCCCCAAACCTGCCAAGCCTGGCGCAGCAGGTAGAGTTTCCAACAATACAGAGGCATTGCGAGCACAACAGCGTCTTGCGAAAACTGGCCGTGTCGATGATGCGGCTGATGCAATCTTCAAACTCTTGAAATAAGGAAACATCATGTCCATCGTAACTAATACCTTCACCACATACTCCGCAAAGGGTATCCGTGAAGACCTGAGCAATGTCATCACCAACATTTCTCCCGAAGAAACACCGTACCAATCAAACATTGGCCGCGAAACAATCACCAACACTCTGTTCGAGTGGCAGACAGATGCCTTGGCAGATGCCGCCGCCAATGCTCAGTTGGAAGGTGATGATGTTGCATCTTTCGATTCAGTCACCGCGACTGTTCGTTTGACCAACTACGCTCAGATCGCACGCAAAACCATCATCTTGTCAAATACTGAAGAAGTGGTCAACAAGGCTGGCCGCCGTTCTGAATTGGCTTACCAGATCGCCAAGCGCGGTTCTGAGTTGAAGCGTGACCAAGAATTCACATTCTTGAATGGTGCTATTGCTGTTGCCGGTAACACCACAACTGCTCGCGCCACTGCCTCTTTGGGCGCATTTGTCAAGACCAACACCGACAAGCAAACCAACGGCGTTGACCCCAGCTACACCACCTTACCAAACAGTGCTCGCACTGACGGTAATGTGCGTACTTTCACCGAAACCATTCTCAAGAATGTGATTCAGAAAGTATGGTCTGCTGGCGGCACACCTAAGATTTTAATGGTTGGTCCCGTCAACAAGCAGCGCGTGTCTGGTTTCTCTGGCATTGCATCAAGCCGCTACAACATCAATGGTGGCGACAAGCCTGCCACTTTGATCGGTGCGGTTGACATCTATGTCAGCGATTTCGGTCAAGTCTCTGTCATCGCAAACCGCTTCCAGCGCGAGCGCGATGCTTGGGTCATTGATCCTGAGTACGCAAAGATGGTTGTGTTGCGTCCTTACCAGCAACTCGAGTTGGCCAAGACAGGTGACGCTGAGAAGCGTATGTTGTTGATCGAATTCGGTCACAAAGTGTTGGCTGAAAACGCTCACGGTCTGGCAGCAGACTTGATCACTTCTTAATCGACTGAGAGGAATGGGGGGGGAGAAATCCTCCCCTACTTACATGGAAAAACGATTTTTTGATGCAAACCCCGAAAAAGGGATCACGCGCACTTGGCACTACAACGATGACACTGATGAGGCAACGATTCAGACAACGCAGGATTTGACTGCTGTCATCGAGTCCAACAAACGCGACTTTGCCACCATCGACAACAAAGCAAATTGGAAGGGTGAATGGCATCATGTGGCCAGCATTCCCGAATCGGTTTACTTTCAGTTGAAGGCTGAGGGCAAGTTGGATGATCCGGTTTACATGAAAAAATGGCTCAACGATCCGGATAACAGGTTCTTTAGAGTGAGGCCAGGTCAGGTATGAAATACATCGCCGTCTGCACTCCCGCGCGTGACATGGTTCACACCAACTACACCTATTGCATGGTCAATATGGTTGCGTACCACACGCTCAACACCACTGATGCCGTCAGTCTCAAGATTTTGCAAGGCACACTGATTCAGAATCAGCGTGCTGATTTGTGTCTGGACGCGATGCGCGAGGGTTGCAGCCATATCCTGTTCATTGACTCGGACATGACTTTCCCGCAGGACATGATTGGCCGGTTGCTGGCGCATGATGTGGACATCGTGGCTGCCAACTGCGCCAGACGCAGAATGCCCACAGGTCCAACCGCACAGAATTACGATGAGAACGGCAAGCGTAAACCAGTGTTTTCGCTGCCTGAATCCACTGGTTTGGAGGAAGTCGGCTCTGTTGGCACTGGCGTGATGCTAATCAAACGCGAAGTGTTTCAGGGAATGACTGAGCCATGGTTCGATATGCCATGGCAGTACGACAACCGAGGCTACATGGGCGAGGATGTGTTCTTTTGCAAGAAGGCGCAAGAACTTGGGTTCAAGGTGTATATTGACCATGATGTATCCAAGGAAATCGGACACATTGGCACTTTTGAATTCCGACATGAACACACTTGGATTGTCAAAGAACAGATGGAAAAAGAGGCAGTCTGATGGCTCTCACAACTTACACCGAACTCAAATCATCTCTGGCCGATTGGCTTAATCGGTCTGATCTGACCTCAGTGATTCCTGACTTCATCAGTTTGGCCGAGGCGCAGATGGAGAGACAACTCCGCACACGGCAGATGATTGTGCGTGCCACTGCATCGTTTGCGGCTGGCGCTGAGTACGGCACAGTGCCAGATGACTTCTTGGAGGCCAAGGCCGTCAAGCTCGACACCAATCCGGTGACATCTTTGACATTCCAGACCATTGACGCGCTTGACCAGTTGTCAAACACTACCTATTTGTCCAGCGGAAAGCCCCTGTATTTCACCGTGGTGGGAAACCAATTCCGACTGTTGCCAATTCCTGATGGCGCGTACACCGCTGACTTGGTTTACTACGCCAAATTGACAAAGTTGTCATCGACTGTTTCCACCAATTGGTTGTTGACACAAGCGCCTGATGTCTACTTGTACGGTTCACTTTTACAGGCCGCGCCTTACTTGCAAGATGATGCGAGAATCTCAGTGTGGTCATCGTTATATCTCGCTGGCTTGGAACAGTTGCAGATTGCAGATGATCGCAGCTCAACCAGTGGAGGCGCTCTCATGGCGCGTGCGAGGACATTCGGATGATGATTACCACCACCAAAGGCGAGATGGACGAGTCACTGTTACACAAGTCTGAGGGATCGACTGAGAACGACAGAGAGATCATTTCGTGGGTTGAATATCGTTTGGATGACGAACTGGTACACAGATCAGTCCATGTTGTGTTGAAACAAAGTGTCGCAGCCGATGGCGTTGCGGCAGCAATTGGATAAGGATTAAGTCATGGCGAATACTCAGGCTATGTGTACAAGTTTCAAAGGTGAGTTGCTGACCGGCACTCACAATTTCGGCACTGGCGTTGTCCGCGCCTCAACTGCCGCCGACACTTTCAAGGCGGCTCTGTACTTAGCCAGCGCCACCATTGATGCCTCTACCACCGCATACACGGCCACTGGCGAGGTGTCTGGTACTAATTACAGTGCAGGCGGTGTCACAGTGACATTTGGCACTGCACCAAGCACCAGCGGCACGACAGCATTCGTCACGCCAAGCGCCAGCATCACCTACTCTGCGGTGACTTTATCCACAGCCTTTGATTGCGTGTTGATCTACAACTCAAGCCAATCGAACAAAGCTGTCAGCGTCCACACATTTGGCAGTCAGACCGTGACTGCTGGAACATTCACGCTGACCATGCCTGTTAACGATGCCAGCACCGGTTTGATCCGGTTGGCTTAACCAAGGGGCAGCGGCATGGCTGCTTATGGAACAGGCTATTACGGACTTGGTGTCTATGGCATAGGCAATGTTGTCATCAGTGGCAATTCAGCCACTGTTGCAGTTGGCACGGTATTGGCCAGCCGATCAATCCAAGAAGATGGCACGATTGCCACTGGCAATGTGGGTACGGTTGGGATTGATAGAACTGTTGCCATCACCGGCAATGCCGCCACTCTTGCTGTTGGATCGGTCTTTGTTTCACCAATCATCACAGGCAATGCCGCCACCGGCGCTGTTGGAACGGTAATAGGCGCGGTTCTCACTCTTCAAGACATCACAGGTGTTGAGGGTACAGGGGCGGTTGGCACAGTCACTTTTAGCAATTCTGTTGAGGTGGCGCTCAGTGGCGTTGCTCTGTCTGGCTTGGCTGGCACGCTGACTGGTTTCGGATGGGGCGTAGTGCCTGATTCCTCGGAATCTTGGACACCAGTTTCTGACACCTCAGAAAACTGGACAGATTTAGCAGACAATTCAATCACTTGGCAAGAAGCCGCGTAAGGAGATTTAGAGATGCCAGATACCACAACCACCAACCTATTGCTGACAAAGCCAGAGGTAGGCGCAAGTACTGACACTTGGGGAAGCAAGATCAACACCGATTTGGATAGTGTTGATGCGGTGTTTGCCGCAAACGGCACTGGCACATCAGTCGGCTTGAACATTGGTTCAGGCAAGACATTGGCGGTGGCCGGTACAGCATCTGTCTCAGGCACATTCACTGTCTCGGCAACCGATGCGATCAAGATTGCGTCAGGTACTACGGCACAGCGACCAGGTTCACCGGCAGCCGGTCAACTCCGATACAACACAACCCTCAACAAGTTTGAAGGCTATAACGGCACTGTATGGTCTTCAGTGGGTGGTGGTGCTACTGGTGGCGGTGCTGATACCGTGTTCTATGAGAACACGCGCACAGTCACAACGAATTACACATTAAGCTCTTCCAACAACGCGCACAGTGTTGGCCCTATCACCATCAACAGCGGCATCACCGTCACCATTCCAAGTGGTGCAAGGTGGGTTGTCCTCTGATCGAAAAGGAAAAATATGTCATCAGTCGTCATTTCAGGAGACACCAGCGGGGCCGTGACAGTAGCAGCCCCTGCTGTTGCGGGTACAAACACGCTGACACTTCAAGCCGCTACTGCGACAAGTTCTGTCAATACATTGGGTACAGCGGTTGCGTCTACATCTGGCACTTCAATTGACTTTACAAGTTTGCCAAGTTGGATTAAAAAAATTACTGTGATGTTTAATGGTGTTAGTACAAATGGCGCAACAAGTAATTATCTTATTCAATTAGGTGCTGGTTCAGTTACAACAATTGGATATTTGGGTGCTACAACTTTTCTTAGTTCAGTGGCTGTAAGTGCAAATTTAACAACAGGATTTGGCATTTACAACGCAAGTGGTGCGTCTCAAGTATTTCATGGAAGTGTTCAGATAACCACAATGGGTTCTAACTTGTGGGTGGCATCTGGAGTATTAGCTCAATCAAATGGTGCGGCAACAATGACAACAGGTGGCTCTGTAACTCTTGGTGGAACTCTTGACCGCCTACGCATTACAACAGTCAATGGAACTGATGCGTATGATGCTGGCTCTGTCAACATTCTGTACGAAGGATAATCATGTCAATACTTGCTTTAACTTCTAACACGCTGGTAACGGCAGCCTCTGGACAGATTGAATACAACGGCCAGTTCTTTGGGACTGACAGCAATGCGTCTAGGGCGCAGTTGCAGAGGATCGTGAGGGCTACTGCTGTTGCCTCTACCAGTGGGACATCAATTGACTTTACTGGCATCCCTGCGTGGGTTGAGCGAATCACTGTGATGTTTCAAGATGTAAGTTCAAATGGATCAAGTAATTTTTTAATTCAGTTAGGTGATTCTGGCGGGATAGAAAATACAGGGTATTTAGGGGCTGGCAATACTAATGCCTCCTTAACAAATTACACTACAGGATTTGGCATTAGTTTACCGAATACAACAGCATCTATTTTACAAGGCTCAATTGCGATACAAAATATTACTGGAAATTCTTGGATAGCTTCTGGATGTTTTAGTAGATCAGATGCGGGTGCAACAGGGATAACATCAGGGTCAAAAACACTGTCAGATGTCCTAGACCGAGTACGCCTAACCACAATCAACGGCACTGATACCTTTGACGCTGGCACAGTCAACATTTTGTACGAGGGCTAAATCATGGCAGTAACTTTGGATGGATCAGCAGGTGTCACGACAAACGCTGGTGGGTCAGTTAACCCATCAACAAACATTGATGGTATCAACTACTCATGCCGTGCTTGGGTGAACTTTAACGGCAATGGCCCAGTAATCAGAGGCTCTGGAAATGTTTCGTCTATTACTGTGAATGCAACAGGCAATTACACAGTAACTTTTACTAATGCTCTTTCTAACGCAAATTACGCCTACACCATCATAGGAAGCAATATCACAAACTGGGGCGGCATAAATACCATAAATACTGACCAAGCAGCTAATTCAGTACCGCCTACAACCACGGCTTGCCGATTCCAATTGTTGCGATACGATACAAGTGCTTCGGCTAATCCACTTTATGTAAATGTCATTGTTGTAAATTAAAAAGGAAGATGCTTATGGCACAAGTAATTATTTATAAAAATGAAAGCGGCGGGGTTTCGCTATGTATCCCATCTGGTGAAATTCCGATAGAAGATGTTCAGCGCAAAGATACACCCGCAGGGTCACGCATTATTGAAGATACAACATTGCCTGACAGTGAGTTTTTCAACGCTTGGGAACTAACTAATGATGCGGTGAGTATCAACATTGACAAAGCCAAGACCATTGCTCACGACAAGCGCAGAGAAGCACGATCTGCTGAATTTGCGCCTTTGGACATTAAGGCAACCATTCCATCTGAGGCAACAGCGGCAGAAGTGGCAAGACAAGCTGTGCGTGACAAGTACGCCGCCATGCAGACAGCCATTGATTCGGCAACAACAACTGAACAACTTAAGGCGGTGATGCCATGACACACAGAATCGTAGTAAATGTAGAAACAGGCGTGACCACACAAGTGGAGTACACACCTGAAGAACAAGCAATCCATGATGCGGCAGTAGCGGCACAACAAGCTGAAGCGGCAGCGGCTGAAGCGCAAGCACTTGCAGATGCGGCAGCAGCAACACCAGCGCCAAATGAGGCACAGTGATGGACAGCGTTGAAAAGGAATTCGCTGTGCATGAGGCTGTTTGCGCTGAAAGATACGCCGCAATAGAGAAAGCCTTTACCGAAGGCGACAAGCGCATGACGCGCATTGAGTATCTGCTCTACATCGTGATCGGCGCGGTGTTGCTCGGCCCAGGCTTTGTTGGCACGATGGTCAACAAACTCATAGGCGGGTGAAATTGATCCGATCAGCATCCTTTTTGCAGCAAGCGCCTGTGTTAAGGGTATTAATGAACTTTGTACTTTGTACAAAGAAAGCAAAACCAATTTCCTTGAAGTTAAAAGCACAGTCGAGGAAATTGTTGGAGATGCAAAGGCTGTTCAGTCTTGGTGGCAAAAGTTGTTTGGCGCAAAGCCAGCCGCAAGCACAAAGTCTGTGGCGAAAAAGAAAAAAGAGAAATTTGTTGCCTATGATGAAACTCAGGCAATGGCTGATATTGTCAAAGAACTTAGTAAATTCTGGGCCTTGCAGGATCAGTTAACTGAATATTTGAGGGTTGAGGAGGAGAAGTCTAAAGTCTACGATCCAAGTATCAGCAACGCGCAAATGATGGAAAGCGCCATGAATCGTGTCATGTGCCGCCAGCAGATGGAAGAACTCTCAACCACCATTAGAGAGATCATGGTTTATCAAACGCCTGGCCTTGCTGATCTCTACTCGCAGACTTACGCAATGCGCGAGGTCATCTCAGAGGAACAGGAAAAGGCTAGACTCAAGGAGGAGGCGAAGAAGAGGCAAGACGCATGGCTACACAGGCAAGAGGAAAGAAACCTCCAAGCAAAGTTGGCAGCAGTGGTGGCGACTTCTATCTTCCTCCTTTACCTGTGGCTGTGGCTGTGGTTCGTGAGCCATTGGGGGAAGAGATGATTGCCTGGATAGCCTGCTGTGTGTTGATAGCTCTCTTACTGCCTTTGATGGGCATACTGTATCTGGACATCTTGGAAACGAAGAACGAGGCCAAGGCACAGGTTGAAAAAGTGGAAAAGTTAAGACGCGAGATTGAGCAAAAGGAAAGGAAAAAAGATGAGTAAGCAACTTGAGAAAGATTCTGAGTACAACAAGTTTGACACCGACCATGATGGCGTTGTCACTGACGCTGAACTGTCCCGATCTGAGCGCATGATCACCATTGAGAACATGGACAAGATGGCCGATCAACAGCGCATCATGGCATGGGCGGCTTTGGTCTTTCCTCCCGCCATCATTGCGTACATGGCCTCTGAGTTGGTGTCGCTGGAGAAGGTCAATGCCTTGAACGGCTTGGCGACCACCTACTGCGCCGCCATGGGTACGATTGTGGTGGCTTTCATGGCGGCACAAGCGTATGTCAGGGGCAAGGCTGAAGGATGAGTATTTTCAACCCTTGGGTGATCCTTGGCTTTGTCTTGGCCATGCTGTCTGCTTTTGGCGGCGGCTACTCCAAGGGCAAAAGTGACGAGTATCAGCGCCAGCAAGTCGAGATTGCGGCGCTCAACGCTAAGGCGAGGGAGACTGAGCAGGCCATGTCCAAGGTGGCGCAGAGTTATGGTGAGACATTACGAAAGGCGAACAATGCTGCAAAGCTCAAAGAAACTAAGTTGCGTGCTGATCTTGCCACTGGCACTTTCAGCCTGCGGATTCCTGTCAAAGCGCCAGCCTGCCCAGCCGTATCAGCCACCAGTGATGCCGCCCCTGCCAGCGGAAGTGACGCAGGAACAGCATCAGCCGAACTTGACAGATCGACTGCTGATGCTCTTATCGCCATCACCGCCGAAGGAGATGCCGCCATCCGCAAGCTCAACGCCTGCATCGAAACCTACGAAACCTTGAGGAACATGAAATGAATCTGACCGCCAACTTCAGCCTGCATGAATTAAGCAAATCGGAAACAGCCCTACGCATGGGCTTTGACAACTCGCCTGATGCAGAGGCCACCGAGAATCTGCGTCTGCTGTGCGAGAAGGTATTGCAGCCGGTGCGTGACCATTACGGCAAGGGCGTGAAGGTGAACTCTGCGTACCGTTCACCAGAGTCAAATGCGGCGGTTGGCGGCTCTAAGACAAGCGACCATTGCAAGGGTATGGCGGCTGATATTGAGATACCTGGCGTGGCCAACGCTGACCTTGCACAGTGGATCATGGACAACCTTGACTACACGCAATTGATTCTGGAGTTTTACACGCCAGGCATCCCCGACAGCGGATGGGTTCATGTCAGCTATGACCCGAACAACCTGAAAAAGCAAGAGTTGACCGCCACCAAGGTGGCCGGAAAAACGACTTACTTGCCAGGCTTGGTGGCGTAATCCATGGCCACAAACCTCGATCAGCAGATCACGACACCAGCGCCACCAAACCTTGGTGCGCCAAGTGATGCCTATGACGAGAGGTTTTTCGGCCAATCCTTTGGCGCTTTAAATGCCTACTTCATCAAACTGACCAACCTGTTATCGGCATTGTTTGGACCGCGTGGTGGCAAGTGGATCAACGCACCCTATGGCGCGTTTCAAGACACCACAGATCAGACGGCTACGGCCAACACCGCCACCGTGATGACATTTGACACCACCGACTTCAGCAATGGCGTGGTGGTTGATTCCGGATCAAAGCTCAGAGTCTCTCAGGCTGGCATCTACAACTTGCAATTCAGTGTGCAATTTCAAAATGCCGACACGCAATTGCACGATGTCAGCATCTGGCTGCGTCAGGATGCGGCTGGCGCTGGGACTGACATTGCCGGATCAACTGGATTGGTTAGCGTGCCAAACTCTCATGGCGGCATTAATGGCCACATCATTGTGGGTTGGAATTACTTTGTGACGCTCAACGCCAATGATTTTGTCGAAATCTGGTGGTCAACACCGTCAACTCAGGTGACGATCCAAGCCTATGCCGCAGGCACATCACCGACCAGACCGACTACAGCGTCAGTGGTGGCTAGTCTGTCATTCGTGTCCAATCTGTCAGTAGAAACAGCATAATTCAGCCATGGCACTCATTCCAATCAAAATCCCACCTGGCGTTTACCGAAACGGCACTGAGTATCAGTCTGCCGGACGCTGGTATGACGCAAACCTTGTACGCTGGTTTGAAAACACCTTGCGTCCCATTGGCGGCTGGCGTAAGAAGTCGGCCAGCGCCATGACAGGCAAGTGCCGTGGCATCCTGACTTGGAAGACAAACTCAGGTGCTCGATACATTGCCGCTGGCACGCAGTCCAAGCTCTACGCCATGGACGAGAACAATGTTCTCAAAGAGATCACACCATCAGGCATCGCATCTGGCCGTGCCGATGCGGTCAGCGGCACAGGTTATGGCTACAACACTTACGGCTCATTTGCCTATGGCGTGGCGCGTCCCGATGCCGGTGCTGTTGCGCCTGCCACCACATGGAGTCTGGACACTTGGGGCGAGTATCTGGTTGCCTGTTCCGATTCTGATGGCAAACTCTACGAGTGGCAATTGGGCTTTGCAACGCCAACCTTGGCGGTGGCCATCACCAACGCGCCAACAGGTTGCGCGGCTTTGCTCTCCACCGCCGAGCGTTTCTTGTTTGCTCTGGGCGCGTCCAGCAATCCGCGTCTGGTCAAGTGGTGCGATCAGGAAAATAACACCGTCTGGACGGCTGCCGCCACCAATCAGGCGGGTGATTTTGAACTGAACACGGTTGGCTCATTGAAGTGCGGAAAGCGCGTCAGGGGCATCAATCTGCTGTTTACTGATGTCGATGTCCACACCGCAACCTATGTCGGCCTGCCCTATGTGTACCAGTTTGAGCGTGTTGGCGCAGGCTGCGGGGTGATTTCATCTCAGTCGGTGGCCGCCATCGACTCTGCCGCCATGTGGATGTCTCGATCAGGTTTCTGGATGTTTGACGGATATGTCAAGCCAATGCCTTGCGATGTATCGGACTATGTGTTCAGCAACATGAACTACAACCAAGCGTCAAAGGTCTACGCTGTCCACAATTCAAAGTATGGCGAAGTCTGGTGGTTCTACCCATCAAGCTCAAGCAATGAGAATGACTCCTATGTGGTCTACAACTATCGCGAAGGCCATTGGAACATTGGAACTTTGGGGCGCACTGCTGGCGTTGACCGTGGCGTGTACCTCAATCCCATCATGGTGGACGCATCAGGCTACATCTATGAGCACGAGGTTGGCTATGACTATGACTCAGGCTCGGTCTATGCCGAGTCTGGACCGTATGAGATTGGTGTCGGAGAAAACATCATGTCGGTGCGTCAGGTGATTCCTGACGAGATGACGCTTGGCGAAGTGCAGATCAGTTTCAAGTCTCGGATGTATCCGACATCAGCGGAAACGACACACGGCCCATATCCAGCGTCACAGCCGACAGATGCAAGGTTTTCAGGCCGTCAGGTCAAGGTGAGGTATACCGGCGCTGTGCTGGAGGATTGGCGCGTTGGCGTGACCAGAGTTGACGCGGTGGCGGCAGGCAAGCGTTGATTGATTGGAAAGAGTTTGAGAGACTGCGCCATCATGTGGCGGCGGCACTAGAATACTCTGGAGGCAGTCACAGTGTTGAGGATATTGCTGAAGGCATCAGGCAGGGTCATTTCCAGTTTTGGCCAGGTCTTGAATCAGTAATAGTGACAGAGATCATTGTCTACCCGCAGTTAAAGGATTTGCATTTTTTCCTTGCTGGCGGCGACCTAGATGAACTCCGATTGATGCAACCTATCATCGAATCGTGGGGGAAGAATGAAGGTTGCAGCCGAGTGTCTCTCGCTGGCCGTAAGGGTTGGGAGAGATCATTTTTAAGAGACAGGGGATACGAGCCAAAGTGGTTCGTGATGTGCAAAGACTTATAGGGGTGACTTATGTCTAAGGGTGGAAAACCAAAAACCGAAACGCAAACAACTACGATCAATCCTTATGCGATGCAAGCGTATCAGCAGAACTTGGATTTAGCGCGTCAAACGGCTCAAGGTCTTGGCCCACAGCAATTTGCTGGTTTTGATCCACGCTATGAGGCTGGCGAGGCTGCGCTTTACGAGGCCAGCATGAAACCCTTTGGCGCTGAAGATATTCAAGCGTTCCAAAACCCTTATGAGTCTGAAGTTGTTCAGCAGTCACTACAAGACATTGAGCGTTCACGCCAAATGGCATCTTTGCAAGATGCAAGCAGAGCCACCGCCGCCAAAGCCTTTGGCGGTTCGCGTTATGGCGTTCAAGAGGCTTTGACCAATGAGGCGGCATTACGCGAAGCAGCACGCACTGCGGCTGGTTTGCGATCTGCTGGTTTTGGACAAGCCGCACGGTTAGCGCAGGAAGCGCGTGACATCAATATGCGTGGCTATCAAAACGCCATGAATCTTGGATTGACCAGACAGCAGTTTGCTCAATTGGGATTGGATGCACAGCGCAATCTGCCATTGCAGCGTCTGGCAATTGAGCAATCCGCAATGAGCGCACAGCCTGCAAATCTTGGATCGACATCAACATCAAGCCAGCCGACAAGCAGGAATGTTTTAACTGGCGCATTAGGTGGCGCTGCGGCTGGTGCAAAGTTTGGACCTTATGGCGCTGTTGCAGGCGGTCTGCTTGGAGGATTATTCGGATGAACTTAATGGATTATTTTGGCGGTGGCAATGCCGCAGGCGGTATGCGTATGCCGCAAATGGGTACTGGCATGGACTTGTATGGAGGTCAACCAAGCTCAAATCTTGGTCTTTCAATGCCATCGAATCCTTATGCAACAGACATGGGAACTGGTATCAAGCCACCATCATCGTTTGGTCAGATGCCTGCTGGCTTTGATTGGAAATCTGCCCTTACTGCTGCTGGTTCACTTCTTGGGAAACAAGATCAACAACAACAGCCACAAATTAAACCAGTAGAGTTGCCTATGGGCAGCGGTCAAAGTTATGAAGATTTGTTGAAGATGTACGGTGTACGCAGTGGCGGCTTACTTGGATGAGGTGAAAAATGGATGAGACAAATAAATCAAGTTTTGATTTTTCAAATCTTGGCGGCTTACTGTTTGGTGGAAATGATTCAGGTTTGGGTGACTACTTATCAGAAACCCAGAAAAAAACTATGCAGAATCAGGCGCTGATGAGTGCCGCCATGTCGCTGCTGAAGAACAGTGGATACACAACGCAACCTATCTCACTTGGACAAGCACTCGGCAGCGCGTATGAGGCTGGCACTGCCGGTTATCAAGGCGCACAGACTAATGCCATCAATCAGATTCTGACAAAGCAGAAGTTGGATGAGGCAAAGAGAGCGCAGTCGGCTTTAGATGCATATCAAAATTTCATTACAGGTCAGCCAGTAGAGGGCCAAGCAATTACGCCACAG